CTGTTCTCTCCCCCCGGGGCACACTGGACCAAGACCGACCAAGATCAACCGAAGATGATCTTGGAAACGGGCGTGATCGCCCCGGAAGGAGGAGCGATGGCCCCCAGAGCGCCACGGGGGCGCAAGCAGGACGACGCCCTGGCCCTCGACTTCGGGGACGACCACGCCGCCCAAGGCGGCGCAGCGCTGCCCGGAACGGCCGTCCGCAAGGTCGTACGCCGCGTCGAACGCGCCGTCAGCTCCTCCATCGCCGCCGCGCGCGCCGATACCCCGGCCGATGCCCGCTGGGCCGCCGGCGAGGCCCTGGCACGCGAGCTCGGCCGCGGCATCGACATCGCGGCCGCCAACGGCGACCCCTACGCGCTCGCCCAGCTCGGCCCCAAGCTGCTCGAAGTCCTGCGCGAGCTCGCCCTCACCCCGTCGTCCGCCACCGTCAAGGGCGAGCTGGACACCCTCCTCGCGGACCTCGCGACCCCGGACCCTCCCAGCCGATGAGAGTCCCCCAGGGGCACGGCCGTACAGCGCCCGCGCCCGTCCCGCCCCGCTACGCCACACCACGCGACCCGTCACGGCCGACGTACGGCGGGAAGGTCGCCAAGCTCGCCGCCGGCATGGGCCTGCCCCTCATGCCCTGGCAACGACAGGTCGCGGACGTCGCCCTGGAACTCGATGACGAAGGCCTGTACCGGTACAGCACCGTCGTGCTGACCGTTCCCCGCCAGTCCGGGAAGACCAGCCTCCTGCGCCCCGTGCTCGCGCACCGCGCGCTGACCATCCCCCGGGGCCACCTGTGGATCACAGCGCAGCTACGTCAGGATGCCCGCGACACCTGGGGCGATACCTGCGACCTCATCGAAGAGAGCCCCCTCGGCCGGCTCGTCAAGCGCCGCAACACCAACGGCGGCGAGTGCCTGACGTTCGCCAACAAGAGCCGGCTACGCCTGTTCAACGCCGGCTCGGACAAGTCCCTCCACGGCAAGCAGTCCGACCTGGTCTTCGTGGACGAGGCGTTCGCGTTCACCGCAGAGCAGGGCGCGGCCATCCTCCAGGCCGTCGTCCCCACGCAGGCCACCCGCCCCGGCGCCCAGACGTGGATCGTCTCCACCGCCGGCACCGCCGTTTCCGAGTGGCTGCGCGGCTTCGTCACCCTGGGACGCAAGCAGACGGCCAGACGCATGGCCTACTTCGAATGGAGCATCCCCGAGGACACCGAGGACCTCACCGACCTCGCCCTGTACGTCCGCCATCATCCGGCGGTCGGACACACTATCCGCGCGTCCGCCCTGGAGACCGCCTACGAGATCATGACCGCCGACGGGAAGGCGGCGGAGTTCGCGCGCGCCTACGGCAACTTCTGGACCTCCAGCTCCGAGTGGGTCATCAACCCGACCCTGTGGAACCAGGCCGCGTCCCGTTCCTCCATCGACCGAAGCCTTCCCGTGGCGTTCGCGGCCGAGGTCAACGCGGACCGCTCCGGCGGCTGCATCGTGGCATGCGGCCACGCCCCCGAGGGAGGCGCCCTCCTGGAAGTCACCGACGTCCGCCCCGGCATCGGATGGATCGCGGGGCGCATGGCCGAACTTGCCGCGAAGTACCGATCCTCCACCCTGGTCATCGACCCCACCTCGCCCGCCGGAACGGTTCACCGCGAGCTGGAAGACCGCCGCAAACGCCGCGACCGCGTACCCCTTGCCCCGTTCGGGGCCGGCGAGTACGTCGACGGCCACACCGAATTCCTCGATGACCTGACCGCCGGCCGCCTCCATCAGCCCGGAGACAGCCGGCTTGATGCCTCGCTGGCCGCGACGACCGCCCGCATGCTGCGCGAAACGGTCGTCTTCAGCCGGCTCGTCGCCGACGACGGAACCAGCCCCGCGCTGATGATCGCCGCCGTCCTCGCCCACCACGGACACCGTCACCCCCTCGACAGTCAGGCACCCGCCATCCACGTGGCCGGATGACCGAAGATCCCCCCCGCCGTACCATCGGCCTCATGGGCATCCTCGACGCGTTCCGCCGTACCGGCCCCGTCGCCACCACCGCGCGCGCCGACGAACACGTCGTCCAGGCGGCCCGCGAGATCGACGTCACCAGACCACTCGTCTCCTACCCCGACTCGATGAACCCCGACATGCTCGCCCAGCTGGACGGCTTCGGATTCAACGGCTGCCTCACCCGCGAGCTCGCCATGAAAGTCCCCGCCGTACGCCGCGCCACCCGCGTCATCGCCGACGCCGTCGCATCGATGCCGCTCACCGCGTGGCGGGGCCTGAACAAGGTGCCCACCTCGACGTTCCTACGGCAGCCCGAGACATGGCGCGCGTACGAGGCGACGATGCGCGAGCTCACCGAAGACATGATCTTCTACCCCGAGGGCTGGTGGCTGGTCCAGTCACGCGACTTCACACGCCATCCCCTCACCGTGGTACGCCTCGACCCGCGCTACGTATCCGTGACCCGCGTCCCCGGCAGCTCCGAGATCGACCGCGTCTACGCCACGTACAAAGGCCGGCTCCTCGACCAGGCCGACCTGATGCGCTTCGACGGCCCCGACGAAGGCGTACTCCAGCTGGGGACCGTGGAAATCTGGACCGCCCTGCGCCTCGAACTCGCCGCGCAGACATACGCGGACCCCGAGGTTCCCTCCGGCTACCTCACCAATACCGGCGAGCACCGCCTCAGCCCCGACGAACGCACCCTGATCATGGAACAGTGGCGTGCGAGCAGGCGACGCGGGAGTACCGCGTTCTTCGACGCCAACCTGTCCTACCAGTTCATCCAGGCCATGCCCGACCAACTCCAGCTCGTCCAGGGCCGCGAAGAGTCCGCCGCTCAGATCGCCCGCCTGATGAACGTCCCCCCCCACTACGTCGGCGCGAAGTCGGGCTCCTCGATGACCTACAGCACCGTTGCCGCACAGCGCCGCGACCTGGTGGACCTGTCCCTTGCTCCGTACATCCAGGCCATCGACGGGCGTCTGTCCATGTCGGACCTCAACGGCAGCCCCCAGGGTCAGACCGTGCGATTGGACCGCTCCGACCTGCTGCGCTCCGACGCCCGCGAGGATGCCGAGATCGGGGAGATCCTCATCCGTTCCGGCCAGTCCACCGTCAACGAGCAGCGCGCCCGTCGCGGCCTTCCCCCCCTCAGCACCCCCGCGCCCGTACAGCCGGAGCCCACTACGGGCGCGGGGGTCACCACAGAAGAGGAGACGGCCGATGCCGCCTGAGCAGCACGACGACATCGTCTACGCCACTTCCGTATGGCACGACATGGACGTCCGTCTGGTCGACGTACAGCAGGCCGAAGCCATGTCCGCCCCGAAGCCACGCACCATCTCCGCGCGGCTCCTCACGTACGGCACGATCAACCGGCCACGCAACAGCTGGGGCATGCCGGTACGGCTCGAAGCCGGCGCGCTGGAATCCCCCGACGACCTCAACGACGTCAAGTTCCTCCGCGACCACGACCCGTCGCGCGTCATCGGGGCCATGACCGACCTGGACAGCGCCGGAAAGGGTCCGCGCGCCACGTTCCGCATGGCCCGCACCCTGGACGCGGACGAGGCCGTCAGCCTGGCCGAAGACCGGATCGTCAACGCTGTGTCCGTGGGCTATCGGATGCACGACTACAGCTTCCAGCAGGTCGACGACACCGAGATCATCTCTGTGACCCGCGCGTCCCTGTTCGAAGTGTCACTCGTCGGCAATCCCGCCGACACCAGCGCCCGCATCGACGCCGTCACCGCACGAAAGGCCCCCACCATGAACGCCCCTGTCACCCCCGAGAAGCCGGCCACCCCGGAAGCGGACTTCACCGAAGCGCAGCTGGACGCCGTCCTCGCGCACGTCAGGGACAACATGGCGCCGGCCGCCGCCGCGCCGATCGCGCCGCCCTCCATCGTCTCCGCGCGCATCGTGGACCCCAACGGCAAGCCCGTCGTCCTCGCAAGCGAGCGCCGCAACGCGAAGATCCCCACCGCGTGGGGCAAGGACGGCCGCCCCTACACTGCCGGCGACTACCTCGCCGCCTACGCCTCGGGCGTTCAGTTCGGGCAGTGGACCCGCCACGACGAGATCCGCGCCGCCCTGGCCGACGAGATCACCACCGACGTCCCCGGCCTCCTGCCCGTCGCCATCATCGGGGAACTCCTCGGCAGGGCCGCCGGCCGGCGCCCCGTATGGGAATCCCTCAGCCCCCGCGACATGCCCATGGCAGGCGCCAAGTTCGACCGCCCGCGCATCACCGCCCACGTCATCGTGGGCGACCGGGGCGCGGAGAAGACCAACCCGCCGAGCCAGAAGTTCACTGTTGCCCTGGACGAAGTCTCCAAAAAGGTCTTCGCCGGCGGACTGGACGTCTCCAACGAGGTTCTCGACTGGACGTCCCCGGCGATCCTCAACGAGCTCGTCATGGACTTCACCCGCATCTACGCCGCCTACACCGACACCTACGCCTCCACACAGCTCGTCGCAGCCCAGGTCGCCGGCGCGCAGAATGTCGTCTGGGACGGCACCGCCGCGACCTTCAACAAGGCTCTGGCCGACGCCGCCATCCTCGTGGCCGAGGGAGTCGGCCCCGAGTCGGACGCGTTCCCCAACACCATCTGGATCAGCCTGGACGTGTGGGCGCAGCTCGCCGCCCTCAACGACACCACCGGTCGCGCGCTGATCCCCAACCTCGGGCCCACGAACGCGTTCGGCACGTTCGACCTCAGCGACCCCACCTCCGGCCCGGCGCAGACCGGCTTCCGATGGGTCGTCGGCCGCCGCCTTCCCGCCGGGACGTTCATCATGGGCGACCGCGACTTCACCGAGGCCTACGAGAACGGGCGCCGCATGCTCCAAGCCCAGAACGTCCCACAGCTCGGACTCGACCTCGCCACCATGGGCTACGGGGCCACGTACTTCCCGTACCCCAAGACCCTCGTGAAGATCGGCCCCGCCGCGCCGCCGCTCACCGCCGCCACCGCCTCGACGTCCTCGAAGTAAGCCATGACCCACGTCACGCCGGAGATGATCGCCACCTACCTGGCGATCACCCTGCCCGAACCCGACGAGCCGGACATGATCCTCCTCGGGCAGATCAGCGGCATGATGGACGAGCTGGTGATCTCCACGGTCCCGTCGATCCGAGCGCTCCCGGATCCGACGGGACCGTGGCCGGCTCCCGTCGTGCAGGGGGCGCTGATGATGGCAGCCCGGTTCTTCACCCGCCGCCGCTCACCGACCGGCGTCGCCACCTACACCGACACCGGCGGTCCCGTCTTCACGCCGCGTTGGGATCCCGACGTCGAGAAGATGCTCGGCATCGGCAAGTGGGCGCCCCCGGGGTTCGCGTGATCCCCGTGACGGCCGCCATGGCCGACCTACGCGACCGCGTGGCCTTCACGCTCGGCCCCGGCAGCCGGCCTGTCACCACGGACCCGACCGCCACCGCCGCGACGCCGTGCGTCCTGGTGGAGCTTCCGCAGATCGATCCCGCCGGGACACTGTGCGGAGACGTCACCTACCGGCACACCCTGCTCGTCATCGGACAGCCCGGCGCATGGGCGGAACTCCAGCCACTGGCCGATCTCCTGCACGCCGTCCTCGTCGCCCTGGACGCGCTCGGCATCGGCTGGACCCTGGCCGAACCCGTCGCCTACACGCCGCTCGTCCAGGACGGACAGGCGGATCCGAGCCTGTCGTACCGGATCACCGTAGAGGAGTTCTCCTGATGGCAACCAAAGCCTCCCGCGTCCGCAAAGGCACCCTGTCCCTCCAGACCACCACCGATCCCAGTCCGGTCGTCTTCTCCTGCGACCCGACCGCGCTCACCCTCACCCCGACCGCCGGCGACACCGGCGACAGCCTCGAAGTGCTCTGCGGAGACACCGTCGCCGGCGAGCCCGGCCCGACCACCTGGGCCATGGACATCACCTCCATCCAGAAGGTCGAGACCGCCGACACCGACGCCACCTCCCTCGTGCTGTACGCGCTGCTCCACGACGGGGAGAGCGCCAAGTTCGTGTGGAAGATGGGCGAGAGCACCCAGACGTTCTACGGCGACGTGAAGATCGTCGCGATCGCCATCGGAGGCGAGGTCGGGGGCACCGCGCCGACGTCCGACGTGTCGTGGCCCATGGACGCCAAGCCCACCACCACCGCGCCGACCGCCACGGCGGCCGCCACGTCGACGGCCAAGGCTGCCTGATGGCGCGCGCCGGGCACACCGTCGTCACGGTCGAAGGAGGCCGCGAACTCCGGCGCCGCCTGCGACGCGTCGAAGGTGGCCTGACGGAACTCAAGGAAGAGCACAAGTGGATCGGCTCCTACGTTCTGGCCCGCTCCCGCCCCGGCGTACGACGCCGGACCGGGCGCATGGCCGCGACGGGCCGATCCTCGGGCACGAACACGTTCTCCGTGGTCCGCTACGGCAATGCCCGCACCATCTACGCCGCCGTGCAGCACTACGGGTGGCCGGCTCACCACATCAGTCCCTCCCTGTGGGTCATCAACGCCGCCCAACGCTCCGAGGCGGTATGGGTCGCCCACTACGACCAGGCCATCACCAGACTCGTCGAACGGACACCAGGATCATGACCACCGGACAGCACGAGAACGACGACCAGGACGACGAGAAGCCGGCCCCCGACCCGTGGAAGCCTCGGCCGTTGATCCCGCCGGCTCCTGGTCGCGCGAGCATGCCGCCGCCGCCGTCGTTCGGATGGATCGGTGACCCCGACGAGCTGACGCACGGCGAGATGGACGAGATTGCCCGCACCGCCGGCCGCCAGTTCATGGACCTGGAACGGACGATGATCCTGCCGTACGTGGCCGTTGCCTACGCCCGCCGGGAGAACCGCGCCCTCTACCCGTGGACCGTCGCCAAGCTCCTCAAGCCGTCCGAAGTCATGGTCGGAGTCCTCGACGTCCAGGGCGACCAGGAGCTAGCCGACGCCCAGGAAGCGGCTGTGGAGAACGGGGAAGTGATGCCGGACCCCGCCTGACCGGGCCGATCGCTCAACGCGTCATGCTCGCTCGGGCATGGCGGATCAGTCCGGCGGACCTGCGTGACTGCACCCTGGCGGAGACCCGAGCGATGTGGGACGTGTTGGAGTACGAGAACGAGATGAGGGAGCGCCATGGGTAGGCCGGCGAACCTACAGATCCGCGTCACCTCCGACTCCCAGCAGGCGCGTGGCGACATCCGGGGCATGGAAACCGCCGTCACCGGTTCCCTCGGCAAGCTCAAAGCCGCCGGCCCCGCACTGGCGGCGGCCGCCGCCGCCGCGATCGGCGCCGCGTTCGTCGCCGGCATCGGCAAAGCCCTCGACCAGTCCAGGATCGTGGGCAAGCTCGGAGCGCAGCTCGGCGCGACCCCGAAGGAAGCCGACCGACTCGGCAAGGTCGCAGGCCGGCTGTTCGCCAAAGGCATCACCGGTGACTTCCAGACAGCCGCTGACTCGATTCGGTCGGTCATGCAGCAGGGTCTGGCGCCGTCCGGGGCGACCGAGGCCCAGCTACAGAGGATCGCCACGAAGGCCTCAGACGTCACGAACGCCTTCGACCAGGACCTGACCAGGGCGACCCGCGCCGTCGCGCAGATGCTCAGGACCGGCATCAGCGCCAACGCGGACGAGGCGTTCGACACCCTCACCCGAGGCCTTCAAAACGGGACAAATGCCTCGGATGATCTGCTTGACACATTTAACGAATACGCGACGCAGTTCCGGGACATCGGGATCAACGCGGATACCGCGCTGGGCCTGCTCACCCAAGGCATGCAGGCGGGCGCCCGCGACTCCGACGTCGTCGCGGACGCCCTGAAAGAACTGAACATCCGTGTCAAGGACCTCAGTGCCGCCAAAGGCCTCAAGGAACTTGGCCTCGACGCCGAAGACATGGCGCGTAGCTTCGCGACCGGCGGCGAGGCATCGGCCGGCGCGCTCGATCTGATCCTCGACAAGCTCAACGCCGTAGAGGATCCCCTTGAGCGCACGCGTCTGGCCGTCCTCCTCCTAGGTACGAAATCCGAGGACATGGCCCAGGCATTGTTCGGCCTCGACCCGTCCGCCGCCGTTGCCGCCCTCGGTCAGGTGGAAGGGGCGTCCGATCGTCTCGGGACGTCGCTGCGCGACAACGCGGGCGCCAACCTCGACGCGTTCAAGCAGAATGCCGAACAGAAGCTGGTCAACTTCCTCGGAGACAAGGTCATCCCGACCCTGAGCCGGCTGTGGCGCTGGTTCGATGAGAAGCTGATGCCCATCGCCCGCGAACTCGGATCCGTGTACGCGAGCTACCTCGGCCCCATCCTCAAGACTTTGGCCGGCAAGCTCGAAGAGGTCGCCACCAAGATCGAGGGCAACGAGGACAAGTGGCGGCCCCTGTGGGAGTTCATCCGCGACCACGTCATCCCCATGGTCTCCCGCCTCGTCTCCGGCGCGCTCGGCCGGCTCCTCGACATCCTCATCAAGACCCTCGACGTCACCTTCGCCATCACTGACCAGCTCGGCAAGCTGATCGGCGCGGTACAGCGCGCCATCGACTGGCTGTCCCGCCTGAAGCCGCCTTCGTGGATCTCCTCCATCAGCGACACCATCGGAGGACTGTTCTCCGCGAGCGCCCCGCGAAACGACTTCGGAGACGACGCCGCCGGCAACCGGCCCACCCCACCACGCGAGGTGTTCGCCGCCCGGGCCGCCACGGCGGTCCGAGCGATCGGCGCGCGCATCATGGGAGCGCCCACCAATGTGTTCATCACCATCGACGGCCAGCAGCTCCAAGGCCGCATCACCCGATCCATCAGCAGCGCTCTCCAGTACGAGGGCGCCCGCTATACCGCCGGAGGCTGGGCATGACCAACGTCATCGATGATCCCGGCTTCGAGAACGGCATTGCGGACTGGGAGTGCCGCCAAGGCATCGCGGTCGGGATCACCACGTGGGAGCACACCGACACCCACACCGGTATCGGCGCCTGCCGCATGACCAAGCAGACCACAGGCACCACGACGTCGTTCGGAGTGCGACAGGCCAACACCCTCTACCCCACCAGTGAGGGACAGGAGTGGGGGATCTCCGCGTGGGTGTTCAACGACACCGACGACACCCATGACTTCCGCCTGCAAGGCTGGTGGCAGAACGCCACCGGAAACTTCACGTCCATCTCCGGCCCGACCAGCGCCCTGCCCCCCCGCACGTGGACCCAACTCCAGTTCAACGTCACCATGCCGGCCACGGCCGTCAAGGCGCGAATGGCCGTCGACAGCCCCAACGACCTGTGGAACGCCGGCGACAGCTACGTCATCGACGACGTGTCCTTCGCGGCAACCGTCACCCTGACCGCGTCCGTCGACACCACCAAGGGCTACGGCTGGTGGATCTTCGACACCGCGACCGACCCCCCGGCCCCCGGCGCGTCCTACCAACTGATCCTCCACGCCGGATCCGATCCGTTCATCGGCGAACTCGACGCGTCCGGTACCGACAGCCGCTCAGGACTCCTCTTCCTGACCGCCGGCGAGCACACGGCGGACGTCACGGTCGAGAACATCCTCGGCACCGCGTCCGCCGGCTACACCGTCGAGCAGCTCCTCGTCTCCACTACGTATCTGTCCGATCGGCTCGCCCAGGCCGACGTCACATGGGCGACCAGCGAAGGCGGACCCATCGCCCTGGACGCGGAGATCGCGTGGGGGGACAGCGTCTCCGAGAGCGCCGCCATGACGGATCTGGCGACCGGGGCGTTCACCCTGACCCACACCTACCCGCCCCGGGGCGCGGATCACCTCTACACGATCACTGTGACATCCGGCGCCCAGCAGGCCACCACGGACGTCCTCATCCCGGCCGGTACCCTTCCCACCCTCACCACCATGGACGGCACCGCCAGCGCCGTCGTGGAAGTCCAGGAGTGGCCGACGTTCACCTTCGACCGATCCTCGTCTGTCCTGCCGATCATCGGCCGCGAAGACCCCGTGGTCCTCATCGACCGTGTACGCCTGCCGTCCTCCGAAGTCGTCTTCCTCACCCGCACCCAGGACGACGCGGGCGCCCTCCTTCTGGTCCTGAAGAACCGTGGCCCCCTCATCCTGGAAACCCCGTGCCCGGCCGTCGAGGACGTCTGGATGATCGCCCTGTCCTTCACCCGCGAACGCCTCACCAACCGAGGCGACGACTTCCGCCGGCTCTGGCCAACCCGCTTCCAAGAGGTACCGGCGCCATGAGACCCGTATCCAGCAGGTGGGCGACCACGATCACGCGCGGCCACGAAGTGGCCTGCGAGGTCCACGCCTTCTACGACGGGACACAAGGCGCCCTGCTGCCGCTCGTCTCCGGGCAGATCACGTACGACTCGACCGCCGCGACACAGCGCCGCTGCACACTCACCGTGCCCCTGTACGGACCGGACGGCTTCCGCTGGGATCCCGGCGCGGATCCCTTCCACCCGCTGGCCACCAACGGGCAACGCGTGCGCGTCCGGTTGGGAGTACGACACCCCGAGGGAGACAACGAACTCCTCGACCAGGGCTTCTACCTCGTGTCGTCCGTCAGCGTGGACGAGGACGCCGGCCTGGTCCAGGTGCAGGGCTCAGACCTGATGCAGCTCATGACCGAGTCGAAGATTTTCCTCGCCCCGGACTCCGTGCTCCCCCAGGGCACCGACACCCATCTGACCGCGTTGCAGAAACTGACGTGGCCGGCTCTCAACAGCCCCTCCCTGCAAGACGTCGCGATCCTGCCCACCACCAGCGAGACGCTGCCCGTCTTCACGCTCGGAGGCACCGTCGCCATCCGCGACGGCTCGGACCGGGTCGAGATCATGAAACCCATCCTCGAAGCATGGGGCGCACGCCAGTACGTGGACGACGCCGGCTTCCTCCACTTCGCGCCGCCCCTCACCGGGATCAAACCGGTCCCCGACTTCACCATCAGCGGAGACCTGGTCGACTCCACCATGACCGGACAGGGTCGCACGCAGGACCGCCGGCGTGCCTACAACGCCGTCAAGGTCATCGGCCGCGCCTCCGACACCGGCGCCGTCTCCGGCCAGGCGCAGGCCGTCGTCCAGACCGGCGCCCTGTCCGCGCGCGGCCCCTACGGATGGGTCACCCGCTGGTACCAATCCGACCTCGTCGCCTCGGACACCCACGCGCAGACCATCGCCGGAACCCTTCTCGACCGAGGTCTTCTCTTCGGCCGCACCGAACGCGTCGCCTGCGTCCCCGATCCGGCCATCGAGATCGGAGACACCGGGAAGATCGTCACCACGGCCGCCGGCTCGTTCACCGGACTGTGCACGTCCATCGTCATCCCCCTCACCTCCGCCGGCGGCCCCATGACCATGGACATCACCAACATCCCCGACGACACGACCACCCTCGTGGAGAGCCCCTGATGCCCACCCTGGCCCAAGTCCTACAGGAGCAGCCGACCCCGGCCCCGCTCCCGCACCTGGAAACGGTCGTCTCCGCGACGATGCAGACCGTCCAGACCACCGCCGGCCCCATCGTCAACGGCACCCACGTCGTCCCGGCCGCCGGGAAGCACGTCGTCGTCCTGCGCGTCGAAGGCCTTGACGTCGTCATCGCGGCCCTACCGTGAACGCGGGCGACGTACGCACGACGAAGCCCCCGACCACGTCCACTGGCCGGGGGCTTCGCCGTACCCGCTAGCCCTGACCCTCACCCGACCCCTGACACGCCATGCATGGGATGTCCCGCATGTGGCCCGTCTCCGGCTCCCGCTAGATCACACGCCCGCTGCCCCCGCAGTTCGTGCAGGTCCCCATCACGATCGGTGTCCCCGACGTCCGCTCGTACAGGTACAGGGCCTGCGCGTAGCGGGGATCCTCCCACCGCTCAGTCATCGTGGCTGCCGCCGTTCAGGATCGTGAAGTACTCCCGCTCGAACGTCACGGCGTTCCCGTACGAGTCGAACAACGCCCCGTCCAACGACAGGAACCGCGAGTCGGCCGGCTCGTCGCCCACCACGTCTTCGGCCAACGACTGGGCGTTCTGCGCGATCGACAGCCCCAGCCACGTCAGGTGCGCCAACGCCACCCCCGGATCATCGTCCATACGATCGATCCACCCCGTCAGATACCCAATGACCTGCCGGAAATGCGCTGCCTGCGGACTCACGCCTTCACCTCGTCCTGGCCACCGAGCGGCTTCACGTCGGCACTCACGTACACCATCAGTCCCAGGTCATCCTGAAGACCGTTCGCGCGGATGATCGCCCGCAACAGACGAGCAGCCTTCACGTGATCCACGTCGTTCAGGAAGCAGTGCGCGTACACGGCACGCTCTCCCGCCAGGGACAGCACCACGTTGAGGACCTGTACCTGACTGGGAGAGAACTCCGTATCCCGGTCATGAAACAGATCGAACAGTTCCGCCCAGTCGGGCTTCTCGGACGCGAACGTTCCCAACGCCACCTGAACGTCGCCACGCTCGATCAGATCCGTTTCCGCCAGGAGCACCATCACTGCTTCCTGCATACCGCGCGTCAGTCGCTCGTGCGCTACCCACGGCAACAGCCGCTCCGTGAACTGCTTGATCGTCATCATCCGTTCGTTCCCCTTGCGTCGTCGATCAGTGACTGTGGTCTGCGGTCGGGTCGAAGTAATCGCGTGGCAGATCGACGCTTCCTCTTGCTTCGTCGATCAGTGCCTGAACGAGGCTTTCGGCTATCCATGGCTCGTCGCGCTTCACACGGCGTATCGCGTCGATGACTTTCCAGCGCGCGTACTCGTCCGCGTACGCCACCTCACGCGATTCGTAGCCGACCATCCTCCACCACGGCAGCGCGATCATGCAGCGTCCTGTCGGGTCCGCTGTACGGGAGCGCCCATCAGCTTCAGGACAGCGTGGTCGGGACCCTGAAGCAGGTCCCACACGTGGATGCCCCAGTGGTCGGAGATGCCGACAAGCTCTCCGTACCTCCAATCGATCTTTCCGACGAGCTTCCGATTCAAGCTCGACAGACTGATCCCGATCACTTTGGCCAGGTGACTCTGGGGCTCTCCCAGGAATCCGCACACAGTTTTGACTGTGGCTCCAAGTAGTGCTGCGTTGCTGTTCATGTGACCACCATAGCGGAGATTCGTAGCTGTGTAGACACCACAGAAGGATTATCTCGGGTACGTTGCGTCTATGAACGATGAGTCCGTGAATCCCCGTGAATCCGCCATCGCGCACCGCTGGCGTGACCAGTTGGGAACCGTCTGGCTTCCGGCATGTCCCCGTGGAGTCGAGTGGCGCATTGCGTACAAGAGCAACTTCATCGGGTTCCTGTGGACCATCGGTCACAAGGCCAACGCCGACGGCTCCAACCGCGTCCCTCCGGGCGCTGACTGGCTCTACGGGGCGACCGGCGCGTCCAAGAACCAGATCCGGTCCTACTGGGAAGCCGCTCAGGCTCTCGGGATCATCAAGCTGCGCTACAGCGCAGGTGAACGCTACGTCACCGGTTACACGTTGCTCATGGCGCCGGCCTATCTCCTGAACTGGAAGGCCGCTCGCGCTGAACTGCGCAGGGAATCCAGCGCGGTTCAGCGTGAAGAACGCAAGAGCCAACGTCATCGCAACGCCATGATCGCCCAGGCCCGCGAAGCCATCCACGACAGGCGCGAGTCCGTAGCTACGGACTCGCCTGAAACAGCCGTAGTCGAGTCCCTACCTAAGGACTCCCCATCGAGTCCCGACGACCCAAGCGAGTCCGTAGCTAAGGACTCAGCGAGTCCTTACCAACACGAAGCGAGTCCTTACCTAAGGAAACAACCAGGGACACCAGGCCTCTACCACGACGTAGCTGATGTAGTTCTTCAACCTGAGGCACTCCGCGCGCGAGCTGAGGACGAGATGGAGCTCCCGGATCCGGCCGAGCACGCTGAGCAGCGGTGGTCGGGGTACTGGGCTGCCGAACGCCGGCTGATCACCGAGGACGAGTGGGAGATCCTCCCGACGCGACCGAGCCCAATGAAGTCCGTTGTGTGACGATATGCCCATGGATGGACCCGGCACGGTCGCGGTAGTGGCGCTTGGCGTGGTCTGCGTCGCCCAGGAATGGGCTCTCATCCGCCTCGTGAGCCGCTTGCTGCCCCCCAGTGGCTCCCAGTACCGGGCGGCTGCTCCCAGGGCGTCACAGCCCCGCACAGCGGCTTCCGCGTACGAGGAGCAGCGGCACTTCCGCCACCACCCCTCCGAGCCGGAGTGGCCGACCCAGGGAGACCTTGGTGCGTGAACGAGACATGGTCGCCGCCGCGATCGCCGTGATCGGCATGATCCTCGTCGGCTACGGGGTACTGGCCGCGCTCAGGTAGCCGGCCCCATGCTGGGCTTTCCACCACACCCCCGGGAGGGCCCCATGCCGTGCCGCCAACAGCCGGCGAGTCGCTGCAAGCACACCAGGAAGAGGCTCGTCACCGAGGGACCGCACTACGGCATCTGGCAGTGCAGGAGCTGTTCGCACCGGTGGGTGCACGGCGAGAGTCAGCTCAGCCTGTTCAGCATCGGGGAAGCGCAGCTCGGCGCGATGCAGGAGCCGCTCTTCGAACCGGCATGATCCTCATGAAAGCGGACAAAACCGTAGGCTTGTGGTCCAGCTCGAACCAGCCCCAGGAGCAGTCATGGCCTACAAGATCACCCTCCTCCACGCCGGCGTACCGACCGACGTCACGGCCCCGGCCGCCTCGGCCTCGGTCGCCACGATCACCGAGGGACTCGACTCCCACGATGTCCACGTCACGTGGAAGCTCAACGATCTCCGCGACGACCCCATGTACGACGTCATCAAGTACACCTGGCCCGGCCCCATGGCCCGCCTCCAGCTCCGGCGCCTGGACGACGACAGTCTCGTCTTCGACGGCCAGGTCCACGCCGTCGCCGCCAACCGCGACGTCGACGAGTTCGCCATCGAAGCCCAGAGCTGACCCGAAGCAGGCGCCCGGGACACGCGGGGGAGCCCCGGGCGCCTGTCCACGCCATGTCAACCCGAAGCGACCTGATTTCCGGCACCATGACCCGATGACCCCAAGCCCCTACGCGCAGGATCCCGGCCCCCTGCCCGAAGAGACCCTGCGCTCCTTCGCGCCCGTCGCCGTAGGCGACCTACAGACCAGCGCCAGCTACCTGAACAACGGCCTCATCCGCATCCGTTCCGCGACCCAGGCCGGCGAGAGGTTCACCCCGTTCGAGGAACGAACCATGGCCAGCTCGATCAAGGACATCGCCACGACCTTCGGCCTCGTGAAAGCCGCCCTCGACGCCCTCGCCGAAGCCCAGGACGTCTCATGAGCGACTCTCCGCCGTCCCGCATGACGCAGGGCCTGATCATCGAGTCCATTCCGACCTCGCCGAGCCACCTGCGACGACAAAGATTCCGCGTCATCCTCGACGGCAACGACATCAGCCACCAGGTGATCGGCCTCAAGCTGGACATGCGCGCCGGCGAGATCGCCCACGCGGAGATCACCTACGTGGTGGCCGGCCCCATCCACGTGGATTTGGACCAGGCCGTCACCGACGAAGCCCGGAACGCGTCATGAGCGACTGCCACGGAGACCTGTGTTGCACGTCCGTGTGCGCGGCCCGGCCGCCCACCATGATCGGGCTCACCCCATGGGTCACGTACTGCGTACGACCACGCGGACACGACGAGCCCGACCACCAGGACCAGACCGGCCAGCGCTGGCAACCCACCCAACCCGACCACCACGATGAGTAGCAGCCTGTCCGAGAGCGGCAGCACCAGCGCCTGGCGGCGCCTGCGCGCCGCCGTGCTCGCGGAAGAGCCGTTGTGCCACTGGTGTCACACCACGGCCGCGACCGTGGTCGACCACGTCGTGTCCCGCAAACATGGCGGAGACGACCGCAGAGAGAACCTCGTCGGCTCCTGCGAGCCCTGCAACCTCGCCCGGGGCGCCGGCCCCACCCACACGGAACGGGCCCCCTGGTGATCCACCACACAGCAAGACCACCACTGACGGACCGGACATCACCGACACCTGAACATCGGATCGTCTGTTCCGCTAGCGTGAGCGGTGCGAGAGACGGCAAGTCATCAGGTCTCGCACCCCTCGTGTCCGATCATCGACGCATCGACTGATCCGACACACCAGAGCCCCCCTGCGTCCCGCTGCCAGGGGGGCTCTCGCGTGCAAACACCCGGGGGGAGTCCGACGACACCCGGGGGAGATGTCGCCGGCGGGATGGGCAAGGGGGGGGTCCGTCCCGACGTGGGAGCCCGACTCACCGGACAAGCTGCCAAGCCCCCACGCCCTCGGGTGGACACACCGGCCGTGACAGACAGCGTGCCGCCCGCACACCCTGGCATGCGACCAGCCGGCAGGGGGGGACCCCCCACCTAGAGCGTGGCGTCCACCATGTGAGAAAACACGAATCCGTCGCACGCGCGTGATTCGTACGCGCCCGCGCGCGCGAGAACCCCGATTTTTTGGAGCCCGGCCCCCGCACGGACAT